AAGGCCAAACCACAATGGCTTCACTATTTGCCCTCAACTCGTTTTCTTCAATGGTTGACAAAAAAGACAACCCAAGAATTCCATACGAAAATTCGGTGATCATGCAATGGGCCACACGAATCACCGCCGCTGAACCCTCTGGTAATGGGCCTGGGTCGCTTGCTGAACGATACGCAGACGCATCTGCATAAGTTGTTAACTTAACACCGATAGACCCGTTTTGACCTGGACCAAGCAATTTCATACCAATAATTGCGTTTGAATCACAATTTAATCCAAGACCGCCCACTACAAACAAAGGCTTATTTGCCCCCAAAGTAGACGCATTAATAATTGTTGACCATGTAAAAGCCGCCATAGGCGCATTGGGCAATGTGCCAATAAGATTTAATGCAGTTGCAGTTCCATCTGTGCCAATGTTGATTGTGTCTGTGACTCTGTATGTGCCTTTAGGAAAAAACAAAGTTCCCGTGCGTAAGGCATTGATTGCGGCTTGAATTGCGCTTGTGCTATCTGCAACGCCAGTTGGGTCAGCGCCATAATCCAAGACGTTGCCAACCCCGCCTTGAATCATTGAATAAGATACTTTTGTCAGTGCCATTATTTTTCCTTAAATCACTTTTACGATGATTTTTGCTCTGCCATCAGATTCAATTGCAATAACTTTTCCAACAGCAATTTGGTATTGCTCAAATGTTGGGTTGTTTATTGCCTCGCCTTTGATTGCACCGTTATCGTTTACTGGAATGATGTACTGACCCGCGTTTGCGCCCATTACATTAACAGGCACTTGACCAGCAAAAGCTATGCGGTCAACATTAATTCTTGCTGCTTCTGTGGCAGTTTTTAAAGCTGCGACAAGATTGTTGTAAGCAATTAATTCTGTCTGATATGTTTCTTGCGCTGTCGCCCAATCTGATTCTGACATTAATAAATTTTTATTTGGCTTTAAAGGTTGTATAGGGTCAGTCAAACCAAGATTTTTTGCACTGCCCCAGTTGTCACCGCCTACATAAGATGGATTGGTTGATTTAACAACAAAACTAATTGCATTTGCAAATACGTTTGTCAATTTACCTTGTGCGTCAATTCCAACCACATCACCTTTGGCGATTGTAAAATTGCCTGATTTGGTCATGTATTCAGCATAGTCCAAACCAGAAGCGTTTATAGTACCGCCAGCGTTAATAGAACGACTAGTTACTGAATTTGTGCCAATTTTTACCGCAGCATCAGCGGCATTCCAACCGCCATTGTTTACGTTGTAACAAGATAATGAATAACTGCCGCCATTGCTTCTATAAAAAGCATTAAAAAAAGTACCTTCAGCACCAGCGTTGTTATAGACTGTAAAAGTTCTGGCGGTGTTATCGTTAACAACGCCGACAGCAAAATCAGTTCCATTAAACGACAATGCAGCATTTGTGGTTAAGGCACTTGTGCTTGATGCGTAAACAAGACCATTTGCCGTAAATGACGTTAAATTTGTACCGCCATTTGCAACAGGCAATGTACCGCTTACATCTGCGGTTAACGATACCGCCGACCAAGTTGGCGCACCTGATGCATTGCCATGCAAAACTTGCGTTGATGTTCCAGCGGCAGTTGTAGCCATTGCAGTGGTTGTAGAACCATAAACAACGCCATATTGGGTTAAGTTGCTAGATTGACCTGTGCCGCCGTTACCAACGCCTAATGTTCCTGATATGTGTGTTGTAAGACCAATCTTCCCCCAACTTGGCGCAACGCCTACGCCGCCCGAAATAAGCGCATTGCCTGTGGCTACATCAGCAAGTTTTGCAAGGGTTGTAGTTGTGTTGGCATAAAGCAAATCACCCACCGCATACGATGTTTGACCTGTACCGCCAGCCGTAGCGGGTACAACTTTCCAGCCAATTACTTGCACCGCCGCCGTATTGTCTTTATAAAACAGTTTGCCATCGGTAATGTTGATTGCCAATTCACCAGTGGCAAGATTAGCCGCCAGAGGCACATTGGTTGCTGTACTTGAAGAATACAGTTGAATGGGGGTAAAACCTGTTTGTGCCATGCTTTGCCTTAATTGAACATGACTTCAATTGTTGAAGTGTATGGCGGCGCTTGCGAAAACGTTAAAGTTGTTCCCGATACTGTATAAGTATTTTTTTGCTGATAAACGCCATTAATGTACACAAAGGTAAAATTTTCACCCAATGATGCGTTGCTCAATGTGAATACAGTTTGCGACCCTGTACCCGTGAAGTTTTGTATTTGATACTCTGCCGCACCAATACCTGATATGTTGTCGTAAGTCGCAATTAATGTGCTTGCTGCCGTAAAAATTGAAAACTTGTATGGAATAACAGTTAGCCAGATTTCTCCTGTTGGCACACGCCCAGCGGAATTTAAAACAATGGGATTTGAGTGGGCCACATTGCCAGCGCTTGTTGTGTAAGTGACTTGTGGCGTAGTTGTCCCCGCTAAATAGGTGTACAACAAGCCCCCCGACAAAACCGTGCCATCGTTGTTAAAAAACTGCCACCCAGCGCCGCCAATTGGTGATAAAAATACTGCCATATTGATTCCTCAAATGCTCGGTGTAAAGACCTGGGGCAACCAGGGGGCGACAACCACCCGCTGGGTTGCCGCAGCTTGCGCGTCTAATCGGGCCTCGACCTGTGCGCCAATGTCAGCGGTCACCCAGCCGATCACAATATCCTCGGTCACATCAGCAAATGGCACGGTCAGTTTTGGCTCGGCAAACTTCCACCAGCCCTCGGTTTCGACCCCATTTTTAGCGCAGAAATACCGTGCGCCTGTGATCAAGTCGCCATCGGCTTGGATTTCCAAGATTTTCCACATCAGAATGTGCCCCCTGTGACCCCGCCCGTGGCGGTTAAAACGCCCGTGGATGGATTAAATTTGAGTTTAGTGGATGATACCTTGATTGGCAAATTTCCTGTGCTTGTAGTCACCCAAGATAAATACATTTCTGCCGCTGTGCTGGTGTCATCAGTAATCGCCACATTCGTTGCGTTTGTTGCGGTTCCCGCTGTCGTTGCAGACCCCGCTGAACCGTCAATATTTACGCCTGTCAGGGATTGGGCGCTGCTTGAGCGATTTAAGGCGATTGCAGTTGTTCCAACGTACAAGGTTGAATTGCCCAATACACCGCTGGGAATTGTTCCTGATAGCTGACCCGCTGGGAGACTTGTCAGGCTTGCGCCTGACCCGCTGAACCCTGTGGCGGTCAACAATCCAGAACTAGGGTTGAAGTTGTACTTTGTGGAACTGACCAGCGTGGTCGCCAAATTACCCGTGGTTTGATCAGCAAACAAGGGATAACGCACCGCATTGGTGGTTGTGTCATCTGTGACAGTGGCATAGGCGGTGGGGGTTGTCCAAGTGGGCGCACTCGCACCGTTAGAAGTTAAAACTTGCCCCGCTGAACCAGTTGCACCCGACACAGCCAAAGTGCTGCTGAAATCAATAGTTGTGAATTTGCCCGTTGATGCTGTGGTTGCACCAATCGACATATTGTTAATCGTGCCAAGGTTTGTTGGGGCAATCTCAATTGCGCCTGTACCCGTTGGCTTCATGTGAACATGACCCGTACCCGTTGGGCTAATGTCAATCTGTGCATTTGCACCATTGATATTGGTAGAAACACTCAATGAAAGATTGTCACCACCACCAGCGCCCCAAGACAATTGACTTGTCCCGCCCGAATTACGCAAAGCCCCGCCAGCACTTGTTGCAGCCTCAAAAAATGGCCCGACAAACTTAGTGGTTGCCGTGATTGTTGTGCCTCTGACCGTGTTGGCAGTTGTGCCGCCAATCGCAGGGGGCGCAGACAAATCTAATGTGCCGCCTAAAGTCAAATTCCCTGTGGTGGTTACTGTGCCACTAAGGGAAATACCTGAGACCGTGCCTGTACCGCTAACCGATGTTACTGTGCCAGTTGATGCCGTTGACCAAGATGGAACGCCACTAGCCAACGTTAAGACCTGACCATTAGACCCAGCCGCCAAAAATGCCGTCACATCTGCCGCTGTTTGGTAAGGCAATGAACCAGCCGCACCACCCGCAATGTTTGTGGCCTTGGTTGCTGTTGTAGCCGTACCAGCGTTGCCCGATACAGAACCCGTGATGGTGTTGGTCACCGTCAAGTCGCCCAGCGTTCCCAAGCCAGTTATGCCCGAATAACTGCCCGACAATCTGGCGCTGTCAATCGTGCCGCTGGTGATTTGAGAGGCAGCAATGGCAATGCTAGCGTTTGCCGCCAAGGTAATTTGGCCTTGTGAATTGACCGTAAAAGTCGCCACTTGGGAGGCCGACCCATATGCCGCCGCAGTCACCGCTGTGTTGGTGATACTGAATGTGTTTCCTGTCAGGGTCAGTCCTGTACCCGCCAAGTAAGACCCAGCCCCAGAAAACTGCGACCAAGTGATTGGCGTTACATCAATTGTCCCCCCTTGGTTTGAGGTACACACCCAGCCTGTATCAGCTAGGGTTGTCCCTGATTCAATAAAGGTGAACGCTGATGGCACTTCTGCCCAAGTATTCATGTCAGCAGATCGCGCCCATGTACCAGATGCCGCCACATATATGCCATTAAACTGGCTTGAACCTTGGTTTTTGACCAGAATCCTATCGCCAGCGGTCAGCGTGGCAACCCAATCGCCCCCCGCTTGAACTGCCAAGCCTGACAGCGTGATGTTGTTGGTGGTCGAATACACACAGGATGCTTTTACATCCAAACCCTGCGCCACCGAATCCACATACCCCTTGTTGGCAATGTCTGTGTCGCTAGTTGGGGTTGTGGTAATCGTGCCCGTTACCGTGCTGATGTTCGTGAATGAGGCGTTTTCTGGGCCATAAAAAGGCGTACCAGCAGGGCCAACAAAGTATTGAAGGGCAAAGGTAGGCTCGGGCGCAAAAACGCCCTGCACAGGAACAAAATTAGTGGTCTGGGTGACCGCTGTGGTCATGGCTTACTCGAAATAAACCGTAATACTTGCAGTCCCAGAAATAACGACATACAACCCATTTTCACAGTTGATGCCATCATAAAAATTGATGTTTGTTGCCGCTGTCATCGTGAATGTGTCAATGATTTTCACATCTGTGCCAGGGGTCTGGGCATCGTACACAGTCACGGTTGGGGTGCTGGTGACAGTGCTAACAAAAATGCCTTTTAATTTTCCAGGTTGATTCTTCACCATTGCGGTGGCAGAAATCTGTGCGTAATTGGACATAGCTTGGCCTTTCAGTTCATCAAATTATATGCTTCAAAAGAGAAAAAGCCACCCCTTTTGAGGGCGGCTTATTCACTTAGTTCATGCCGTTTTAAGGCAGGAACGACAGGTCGTAACCGTAGATAAATACGTCTGCGGTTGCGGCAGCGCCTTGGGCGGTGGTCACACGAATATACAGGGGGGTTCCCGTAATCGATGCCGTTGAGGTTGCGGCGGTCACAACAACTGCGGTGGTCGAGTTATTACCCGACAACGCATATGCTGTTTTCACTGCTGTGCCAGTAGCGCTTGGGCCTGTATACACGGCAAGTTGTGCCGTGGTCAAGCTGGTGCTGGCGTTGGCAACAATGATGCTCTGAACGCTGACATTACCTGACCCCAGGATGGGGGCGATAGTGTCAGCAACAGCGTTCATGTTCACGCCTTGGGCAGAGGCAATCAAGCGCAATGCCTGATTGGTTGCCAAGTTACTGGGGTGGTTGGTGTTGGTGCTTGCTGCGCCTGGATTTGCCATGATGTTTTCTCCAATAGTTAATGGTTAAGCTGCAACGCGGCAAGCCAACTCAGGGTACAAAGGGGCCCAACCATACAGCACATCAACGCGAGTCGGAATCGAATCGTTATTGATGGTGTACTGACGAACCACACGCATTGACAAGCCCAGTTCCTTATCGCTTGCACGACCAGCGAACACAACGCCATCAGGCAGTTCCAAGTCAGCCGTAGCCAAGGTGAATGCGTTTTTGTGCATCACGATGTTTTGGGGCGACACAGTGCCAGTGTTGTTGAAGGGGGTCACAACTGCGGTTGCGCTGGTGGTGGTAATGGTGACGTTCTGGAACTGACCACCAGTGATGATGGCAGGAGAAACGGTCACGGCAGTACCGCCGCCAGTAGCCACAGCGGTGGTCGAGGTCACGACAAAGCTACGCAACTTGCCCGAACCATATGCGCTACGGTTTTGGGGGTTGACAGCAAACACGCCAGCGATCTGGATGGTGTCGCCTTGGTTCAGCGTCAAAGCAGAAGATGCCACCAAGGTGACGCTACTGGTTTGTGCCCAACCCGTGCTGATGCCGATGCTGGTGGTGTTGGTGGCGAGGGTCAAACTAGCGTAAGAACCAAAGGTTTGGTTCACAACGTTTTGATCCATCTTCCAGTTCATACCAGCAGAGTCACGGCCCATCATGCCTTTTTGGTATTGCTTGCCAATCACATCGGATGGGACAAACAAACCCTTTAAGCTGTCAACAATGGTTGCGCCCGTGAAAGGCTCAACAATGCATGAACGGCGACCATCACGGGGTGCGCCCTCGCTGTCCAGATACGCACCAGCGGTTAAGTAGGTGAGCAAGGAGGTGGGAGGCGTTCCAGCCGTACCAACGATGTTGGCGGTGTTGTTTTTCGCCATCGTCAGACCGTCAAAGTCTATCTTATTTGCCACTGCTGCCACCGCGGGCTTGAGCACTCGATCTGAAAATGCGTCCAAACTTAATGCTAAATCCTGCGTTGTAAACTGTGTGTCCACATGAAACTGAGTACTTAAGGTTACAGGTACGCTGGTTTCATTAAAATCCTCAACGTTCAAAGCTGGGCCAGTAGTTCCAATAAAACGACCAGGACGGCGAACGTTTAGGGTGTTACCGATCTTTGCGCCGCTAACGGCAAATTGATCGTCATAGTTGCGGTCAACTTCGCTGGAGAAGGTCAACTCGTTTTCCAAGACCATCAACGCTTCGTTGGTGATCATGGAGATGGTAAGCAGATTGTTGCTCATTTCATTTCCTTAAAAAAAGATTGATTTAGCGGATTCGCCCTGCCATTCGTGCGGCTTTGTAGGCTTGATATGACCCCTCAAATTTACCATCGCTGGTAAGGGGCACATCTCTGCCGTTTGCCGCCGATCTGATTGGGTTAATCGGCGCTGGCGCTTTACTTTTCCCAACAACAGTCTTAGATGTTGGCTCAGTCTTTTCGTACTGGGCCTCTAGCTTTCCAATGCTTCTTAAAGCCGATGCCACCGTCATGCCTGAAAGTTTTTCTGCAAACTCGGGATTCTCGGCAAGGTGGTAAAGAATGCGCGGCCCAACATCTGATTCAAAGATTGCGTCCCGCACTTCGTTGCTCACAACAACGTCAGCAGAACCAACCATATCGTCAAAATCAGGCATCTCAGACTTAGCAGCTTTTACCCGATCAGTCCAGGCGTTTATCACCTTTTCCCGTTCGGCTTGCTGTTTAGCCTGTGCTTCCTTCTGCTTTTCCTCGCCCATCCTTTGTTCAACTCGATAGTCTGTCAACGCCTTGGCGTATTCATACATATCGGAGAAATTTTCTGGCTTGGGTTCACCAGTTGGTTGGGTTTCTGCTTGCGGCTTTGCCCGACCTTCCAGTTCCCTAACTTTGGCCTCCAAAGATTCCCGCGCTTCCCGTTCCCGCTTGGCTTCTTGCCTTGCTTCTTCGCGTTGCTTGGTTATCTTTTCAAACCTCAATTCCAGCTTTGGATTGCGTTTTCTTTCCTCTGTCGCTGTCGCTTCATCTTCCCCAAGCGGCTCACTCTGGCTTTGCGTTTCTGTCGGCTCTACGGGAGGTGTCTCAACCGCAGCCGCGACAGGCGCTTTGTCAGCTAAACCCATCTTCTTGGCGTTGAACTCAGCTAAATTTTCACTTGTCACCACGTTAGCGGCAACTTTTGGTGCTTCTTGCACTTCAGACATGGATTACTCCAAGGATTTACCCAGTTGACCCAACTGGTAAGGTTTGGGCGATATTACCCGAAATCATGTCAATGTCAATTACTGCGGCATTTGTTGAATAAAGGGATTTGGTTGGTGGCTAATATCCTGGGCGGCAATATTGGCATATTGGAATTGCTCGGCATTCAATCGCTCAATTTCGCCCATCAATTGATCAGGTGACATTCTTGCCAGCAGGATTTTGACTAGGGCATCAATTTCGGTCTTATTCTGACTGGTAATGCTGCGGGTATTTTGGTCATTTACCCGAACCTCTGCCATTGTTTCGGTGTTGTGCGCCCGTGCGGTCACATCCATCAGCTTGCGTCTGGTTGCGCCTTCTTCTTTGATCTGGGCCACTTGCGCCCTGTTGTTGATCTCCAACCCAGCCGCTTGCAATTGCTGTTGCAACTGCTGAATCATTTGCTCAGACTGTGCCAAACGCATCTGGGCCTCTGGCGGTATATCTGACTTCTCGTCAATGTTTGCCATCGGATTCATGGCGGCAAGGCGGTCAGCAATTACATCTGCGCCTGGGAAGTCCATGTTTCTGAATACCAAATCCCCTGCAATATTGAACAATTCAGCGTTGCTTGTCAGCAATGGCATCATGGATTCAACCGCTTGCTGGCGCTTGGTCTGGAATCCTGGGCCTGTGTCCATCACCACATCGTATTCACCCACGGTCACATCGTTTAAAACCTCGCCAATTTCGTTTTGCTCGTTGATCGTGGTCATGTCGGGCTGACCATCCGACCCAATAATCCGCATCACCCGCTGGGTGTCGTAAATCTTGGGTATCAGGTCAAGAATGATGCGCCCAGTTTGAGCAATGGAACGGGTCAAATTGTCGTAAAAGTGGAAGTTAGACAGATCAACCTGATTCTGTTGGCCCTGCAATGCCTTGCCTGAGATATTCCCAGATGGCAATTGATTGGGATCCATGATGCCCAATACCATCTGCAAATCAGCAGAAATTGCCCCTGCCGCTTCCATAATCCCTGCGGGTGGCGGCTCGGGTTGCAGTCTCTGGGGTGTTGGCGCTGGTACGCCTTCAATATCTTTTTGCTTGTATCTCAGCACAGGCATGGATTTGATGTTTGCCATTGCCCATTCGTTTTCGTGGCCCTCGTCTTGGCCCTCTGCCAGCAACCATTTGGCCTTGGGTGCAAGCGCAACCGATTCGGTCATGCTGGTGCGCCAGAAGTTGTACATCCGCTGGGGGTCTTTGGCAAACCGAACCAGCCCGTATTTCTTGCGCTTGTCATCCACAATGACCTGTGCGCCATAACAAGGCACAACGGGGATATATTTACCCGCCCAGGTTTTTTCCTCTAGCACTTCCATTGCGGTCATTTTGGC